TGCTGATGTGCATACTGAGTGTTGGATATTTAATAAGACACCTGACTATGTTTATTCTTTTGCAAGTTATTTTATAGGAGAAGGAGAAATAGAATTTGGAGACAGAAATATTTATCCCCGTAGTGTAATAAAGAAAATGATAAGGATATAAAGAAATGAGTGATAAATATTATTGGTTGTGGAGAGATGAAAAGAAAAAAACACAGGAATCTGAAAAAGAAAACGAAAAGTTAAAAGCTGATTTAACTAGAGCTAAAGAAGACCAACAATATGATAACTTAGTTCATAAAAGAGAAATAGAAGATTTAATGAGAGGTAAGTTAAAAAAATGAAATATGTTTTTGATATAGAGACAGATGGTTTTTTAAACCAGTGTACTAAAGTACATTGTATAGTATTAAAAGATATTGATACTAATGAAATAAAAAAATTAGACAACGAAACAGCTCTAAAAGAATTAGAACAGGCAGACTTAATTATTGGACACAATATTATAAAGTTTGATATACCCGTCCTAGAAAAGTTTTATAACTTTAAACCTAAAGGAAAGGTTTTTGATACAATAGTAGCTACTCGTTTACTTTATCCTGATGTAAAGGAACGAGACTTTAAAAGACAGGGCTTCCCTACTAATTGTATAGGACGACACAGCTTGAAAGCGTGGGGATATAGGGTGGGCGAGTACAAGGAAGCCTTTGAGACTGACTGGAAAGAATATAGTCCTGAGATGTTGGATTATTGTATTCAAGATGTTGAAGTGACTGATACTTTATATAAAACTATAGAACGTAGCGGTTATTCTTGTCAGGCGATGGAGTTAGAACACGAAGTAGCAACTCTAATATTTAAACAAGAGCGTTATGGTTTTATGTTTAATAAAGAGGAAGCAGTTAAATTATATTCTAAATTAAATGCTAGACGTTTAGAACTAGAAGATGATTTACAAAAATTGTTTCCACCTAAATTAGAACGTACACCATTTATACCTAAAGTTAATAACAAAGCTAGAGGATATGTTAAAGGTGAAACTTTTTATAAAGAAAAAACAATTACTTTTAATCCTAGTTCAAGACATCACATAGCGGATAGATTAATTGAAAGACATAAATGGAAACCTCAAGAGTATACAAATGATGGTAAACCTAAATTAGATGAAACTGTTTTAGCAAGTCTTCCATATCCTGAAGCAAAAGTTTTATGTGAACATTTTTTATTAGATAAAAGAATAGGACAGTTAGCAACAGGAGCTCAAGCGTGGTTAAAGAATGAATTTAATGGTAGAATACACGGAACTTGTAATACTAATTCAACAGTCACAGCTCGTGCAAGTCATTCACACCCAAACTTAGGACAAGTACCTAGTGTTGGTGTGCCTTATGGAAAAGAATGTAGAAGTTTATTTACTGTTCCTGAAAGAAAAAAATTAGTTGGTATAGATATATCAGGATTAGAAGTTAGATTATTAGCACACTTTATGTCTAAGTTTGATGAAGGTGAGTATGCTAAAGTAGTTTTAAATGGTGATATACATACTGAAACAAAAGAATTAGCAGGGTTAGATTCAAGAGACCTTGCAAAAAGATTTTACTACTGCTTCCTTTATGGTGGTGGTGTAAAAAAGATTGCGTTAGTAACAGGTAAAACAATGAAAGAAGCTAAGAAGATACGAGAAAGATTTTTAAATAATCTTCCTGCTTTGAGTAAGTTATTAGAGCAAGTACAACAAGCGGCTGAGAGAGGATATTTAGTTGGTCTTGATAAAAGACAAATTAAAATTCGTTCAATACACGCCGCACTTAATTCACTTTTACAAAGTTCAGGAGCTATAATTTGTAAGCAGTGGTTGGTGGAGTTTAACAAAGCTGTTAAAGAATACACTGATGTTCAACAAGTTGTTTGGGTACACGATGAAATACAAGTTGAATGTCTTGAAGAAGACGCAGATAAAATCGGAAAGTTAGCTGTAGAATCTATTGAACGTACTGGAAAGCACTTCAATTTAAGATTACCTTTAACTGGACAATATAAAATAGGCAATAATTGGAGTGAAACACATTAATGAAAAATATAAATAAAGGTTACGATTATATAGCACCGAAGAATAGTTTTCTCACTGATTTACCCTTTGGGGAAAAATATGAGAGAGAATCTAAATCAATACTAGAAGGTAAAGATGTTAAAGTAGAAGTTAAGGCTGACAGGTTATGTCAGAAGACAGGTAATATATATGTAGAAACAGAAAGTAGAGGGAAAGACTCAGGTATTATAACTACTGACGCTGATGTTTGGGCGTTTTGTTTATGGAAAGAAAATCGTGAATTACAAACTTATGTTTATATCCCAGTAAAAATACTGAAAAAATTAATGACGAAGTACCCTAAAAAAGCAGGGGGAGATAATTATACTTCTAAAGGACATATCATACCAAAAGGAGATTTATTAAATCAAACAATATGAGGAAAGGAAATATGAAAAAAAAGGCACTGTTAATAGATGGCGACATATTAATATATAAGATAGCCACAGCAAATGAAGTGAATACACATTGGGGTGATGGTTTATGGACACTACATTGTGATGAAAAGAAATGTAAGTTTGAAGTAGATTCTCACATAGATGAGTTGGTTTCTACCTTTGAAGCTGACAATTATGTTTGTGCTTTAACTGATAAGAATAATTTTCGTAAAGATATTCTTCCAAGTTATAAAGATAATCGTAAACAAAGACGTAAGCCGATGGTTTTAAATGTTCTGCGTGAATACATTATGAAAAAACATAATGGAGCTATGTGGAAAAATTTAGAAGCTGACGATGTTATGGGTATAATGGCAACTGAACCACACCCTACTGAAGATAGGATTATTGTTTCTATTGATAAAGATATGAGACAGATACCTGCTAAAGTTAGTAGAGATGGGGAAACAGTTGAAAATATACCTCAAAGATTAGCTGACTATTGGTTTATGATACAAACCTTAGCGGGAGATAGTACCGATGGGTACTCAGGACTACCAAATGTGGGAGTTAAAACTGCTGAGAAAATGATTAAGAGGTATACTAATGTACCCCTTTTAGACCTATGGAAAATCGTTGTTGGAGCTTATAAGGCTAAAGGTTATACTAAGAAAGAGGCTCTACAACAAGCTAGAGTTGCACATATTCTTAGACATAAAGAATATAATAAGAAGACTGGGAAGGTGAAATTATGGCGGATATAATAAAACACCCCCCGCATTACTTTAGGTTTAAAATAGAACCAATTACTTTTATTATGCAGAATGAAATTCCGTATGCTGAAGGTAATGCTATTAAATATATATGTAGATGGAGACATAAACACAAAACTAAAGAAGAACAGTTAGGTGATTTAAAAAAAGCTAAACAATATATTAATTTATTAATAGAGCAAGAGACTCAGGGAAAAGGTGAAATAAAATTAAAATTTACTGGTCAAACTCCTGAAGAAAAAGCTGAAGAAATGCAAAAAGGTTTGTATAAAAATGGTTAAACATAATCATTTAATTATCAGAGCTGATATTAAAAAACCACCTAAAGATATTCGTTTCGTAAGAAAGTGTTTAAGAAAATTAGTATCAGCAATAGGTATGAAAAGATTAGGGCAACCCGTTGCTCACTATGTAGATGTAAAAGGTGCTAGTGGACTAACAGGTTTTGCTTTATTACAGACTTCTCATATTTCGTTACATTGTTGGGACGAAGTTGTCCCTGCATTATTACAATTAGACGTTTACAGTTGTAAAGATTTTGATAAGACTATTGTCTTTGATTTTTTAAAACAATTTGAACCTGAAGGAAAAATAAAATATGTTACGATGGACAGGGAAACAGATATTAAAATACACAATCCTATTTAGTTTACTAAGTGGGTGTAGCGAGTTTGCATTATTATCTAGTGGTTCTAGTTTAGCAATAAGTCATAACAGTTATGCGAAAGCATATAGTGGTATTGATTTTGCTACTACAATCACAACAAAAAAAGATATTAAAACTCACGCATATCATTATGTAACAAAAGCTAAAGAACTTAAAGAGTTAGTTCTTAATACTATTGCTCACGACTTTGATGGTGTGTCAGTTGATTTAGTTACAACACATAAAGTTTTTATGTGGGAACTTCATCAGCCTGATGCGGGATTTTTTAAAGTTAAACATATGGAAAATTATAAAAGTAAAGAAGATATACAATGGAAAATAGAATCTCAAGGTTGGTATAAAATGTATGGCGGATAATAAGTGGGAGAAAAGATATAAAGGTAAGAACCTTGATATGTTTGGTAATCCCATTCATAAACCAACTAAAAAATATAAAGAAGGTTGGGATAGAATATTTGGAAAGAAGAAAATGAAAAAAGAAACTAAACACTATATTACACATGGTTATGAAGGTGTAGAAATTCTTGTTCCAGTCACAGAAGAAAAAACAGAATCAAAAAAATCACAAGATAACCAAGTTCGCACTTCAAAATACCGAATCAATTTTGATGATTTTTGTAAAGGTGAAGATGAAGAAACAGAAAAGTTTTTTGATGATATAGCAAACAACACACCCAACTCAGGACAATTTAAAGATAAAAAATAATGAATTACGAAAACGATAATTTACTAACCGACTTCGGCAAGACTACTTTAAAAGATAGATACTTATTACCTGATGAAACATCACCACAAGATGCTTTTATGAGAGCGGCAAAAACCTTTTCAGATAATGAAGAAATGGCTGAACGTATTTATGAATATGCTTCTAACCTTTGGTTTATGTTTTCTACTCCTATACTAAGTAATGCAGGAACTAAAAGAGGTATGCCTATCTCTTGTTTTTTAAATTATGTTGGTGATAGTAGACAAGGATTAACAAGGCACTACACAGAAAACGCATGGTTGGCTTCTGTAGGTGGTGGAATTGGTGGCTACTGGGGACACGTTAGGTCTGATGGTACAATGACTTCAGGTGGGAGTCAGAGTTCAGGGTCTATTCCTTTTTTACATGTAGTTGATTCTGAAATCATGGCGTTCTCTCAAGGAAAAACTAGAAGAGGAAGTTATGCCGCTTACATGGATATAAGTCACCCTGAAATAATAGAATTTTTAGAAATGAGAAAACCTAGTGGTGGTGATATACATAGGAAATGTTTAAACTTACATCATGGTATAAATATTTCTAATCAATTTATGGAGTTGATTGACAACTGTATAAAAGAACCTACTTATGATGATAGTTGGGATTTAGTAGACCCACATACAAAAGAAAAAGTCCGCACTCTTTCAGCGAGAGATTTGTGGCAAAAAATTTTAGAGACTAGAGTAGCAACTGGTGAACCTTATATCTGTTTCATTGATACAGTAAATGAAGCTCTCCCTGAACAACAAAAGAAATTAGGATTATATGTTAATCATTCTAATCTTTGCTCGGAAATAACCCTACCTACAAATGAACAACGGACAGCCGTTTGTTGTTTATCTTCCCTTAACTTAGAAAAATATGAGGAATGGAAAAAGGATACTTTATTTATTCCTGATATAGTACGTTTCTTAGACAATGTACTACAATACTTTATAGATTATGCACCCGAAGAATTATTTAGAGCAAGATTTAGTGCTAATAATGAGCGTAGTATAGGACTAGGAGCTATGGGTTTTCATGCCTATCTTCAACAACAAAAAATTCCCTTCCAATCTGCTCTAGCAAAAACAAAAAATTTACAAATGTTTAAAAAAATAAAAGAAGAAGCTGTAGCTGAATCAAAAAGATTAGCTGTTAAGAGAGGTGAAGCTCCTGACATGGAAGGCACAGGATTACGTCATGCACACTTATTAGCTATTGCACCTAACGCTTCATCTTCAATAATTTGTGGGACTACTTCTCCCTCAATAGAACCTTATAGAGCAAATGCTTATGTTCAAAAAACAATGTCAGGTTCTTTTTTAGTTAAGAATAAATATTTAGAAAAACTTTTAGAAAAGAAGGGTATTAATACGGATAAAATTTGGACATCTATTATAGCTAATAGAGGTTCAGTCTTACATTTAAAAGAATTGTCTGAGTATGAGAAAGATATTTTTAAAACTGCTATTGAAATAAATCAACAGTGGATAATAGAACATGCCGCAGACAGGCAGAAGTATATATGTCAAGGACAAAGCGTAAATGTTTTTGTTCCTGCTGATGTAGATATAAAAGAGTTACATGATATACACATGTTAGCTTGGAAACGTAAATTAAAAACTCTTTACTATTGTAGGTCTGAAGCAATAAAAAGAGCGGAGTTAGTATCTCAAAAGATAGAACGTACTATTATTCCTGAAGCAGAGTGTTTATCATGCGAATCATAAGAAAGAAAAAAGAAAGACAAACAGTTTTATGGACTGTCTATCACGCAGTCTTAGTAATAGAACTAGCCATATTAATTATAATAGAAGGGATTGAATTAGTTTTAAGATGAGTTTATTTAAAGAAAGAGTTTATTATAAGCCATTTGATTATGAATGGGCTTTTGAAGCATACGATACACAACAAAAAATGCACTGGCTTCCTAGTGAAGTACCATTGCATGAAGATATTAGAGACTGGAATGAAAAATTAACTCCTGAAGAAAAGAACTTAATTAATCAAATATTAAAATTCTTTACTCAAGGTGATGTAGATGTCGCTAAAGCGTATGTAGATACCTACCTTCCTAAATTTAAAGCACCTGAAATAAGAATGATGCTAACAACTATTGCCTCTAATGAGGCTATTCATGCTCATGCTTATTCATTATTAAATGATACTATTGGAACGCCTGAGCTTACAAATTATCAAGCCTTTCAAGAATATAAAGAAATGGCAGATAAACACAATTATTTATTTAAAGATAAAGGTAAAGGACTAGAAGGACTGGCTAGAGATATAGCTTGTTTTTCTGCTTTTGGTGAAGGCTTACAGTTATTTGCTTCCTTTGTCATGCTATTAAATTTTCAAAGATATGGTAGAATGAAAGGTATGTGTCAGATAGTAACTTGGAGTATTAGAGATGAGACACACCACGTTGAGAGTATGATAAAATTATTTAAAACATTAATTAAAGAGAACCCTAAAATATGGAAAGATAAATTTAAGAAAACTATCTATCAAACAGCTAGAGATATGGTGGAATTAGAAGATAAATTCATTGATTTAGCTTTTGAAATGGGTGGTATAAGAGGACTTACTTCTGATGAAGTTAAGAAATATATAAGATATATAGCGGATAGAAGACTGCTTCAGTTATCATTAAAGCCTAATTATGGAATTAAACATAACCCTTTAGGGTGGTTAGATTGGGTATTAAATGGCGTTGAACACGCTAACTTCTTTGAGAACAGAGCAACTGAATATAACAAAGGAGCTATAACGGGCAATTTATGGGACTAAAGTGCCCTTTTTAGAAGAATAATATGGACGAAAAAGAAGATTTAGTTTTACCTCACAAGTCAGAAGACTTGGTAGAACTATTGAATAAACTATATCCTGAGAAGTCACCTAATTTAAAAGATGATACTAAAACTATCTATTTTAAAGCAGGTCAAAGGGACGTAGTACGATTCATTAATACATTACAAGAGAGGATAAAATAATACTATGTGTATGTCAGCACCAAAGATGCAAGCCGCACCTATTCAACAAGCACCCCGTCAAGTGGTGTCTCAAGCGGTGGAAGCAGTGGACAAACCTATTGAATTAGTAACAGCCGATAAAGATATTAAGAAGAAAAAGAAATTAGCTTCTAAAAGAGGCACAACGGCTTTACAAACTGGAGTAGCTTATACTACTGCTGGTTCTAGTTCAGGCGTTCAAACAGGTTAATAAGGATATAAATGGCTATTAAAAAGAGCAACGAAACAATGCTACAGGTTAATCCTACAGCAAAAGAACGATATTTAAAACTAAAAGATAAGAGAGAAAAATTTGTAGACAGAGCTCAGGAATGTAGCGAATTAACAATCTCTTCTTTAATACCCACAGATGGTTTCAATTCTTCTACAAAATTATACAACCCCTTCCAATCGGTAGGAGCTAGAGGCGTAAACAATTTAGCGTCTAAGCTACTTCTTTTATTACTACCACCCAATTCCCCCTTTTTTAGACTAGCAGTCAGTGGCAAAACAAAAGAAGAACTTGAACAAAATAAAGAATTAAAATCAGAAATAGAAAAATCTCTAGCAAATATTGAAAGAGAAGTTTCTAAAAAAATTGAACAGTTAGCTTTAAGAGTTAGTGTATTTGAAGCTCTTAAACACTTAATAGTATCAGGAAATGTATTAACTTATCTTCCTAAAGTTGGAACGATGAGAGTATTTCCTCTTACTCATTATGTATGTAATAGAGATGCTTCAGGAAATGTATTAGAAATAGTTATTAAAGAAAGTATTAGTCCATTAAGTCTTCCTCTTGAAGTGATGGAGAAAGTAGTAAGTGACCCTGAATATAAAAAAGATGAAGACATAGAATTATACACACATATTTACAGATTAGAAAATAATAAATTTTATATTTGTCAAGAAGTAAATGGAATGAAAATTCCTGAATCAGTAGGAAATTTTACTAAAGACCAAATGCCTTACGCCGCTTTAAGAATGGTTAGAGTTGATGGTGAAGATTATGGTAGAGGATATGTTGAAGAATTTTTAGGAGATTTAAAATCATTAGAAGGATTATCAAGAGCACTTGTTGAAAGTGCGGCGGCTTCTTCTAAAATAGTATTTATGGTTAAACCTAATTCTGTAACAAAGAAAAGAGATTTAGCTCTTACTAGAAATGGTGATATTATTACTGGTTCTGAAGATGATGTCTCTGTATTACAGGC